ATAAAAAATGGATATCCATTAAATAAAAAAGGGAGGACAAAGTCCTCCCTTATGGTCACAAATTAAGATTTATTATCTCAATTCGTTCAAGTCGAATGTTCTAACACCATCAACTGTGATTCTACCATAGAAACGGTTGTTAACCATCTTCTTAGCGTATCTAGTCATGATACCCTTGATAGGAGTAAAGTTGAATGGGTTGTACATAGTTGGAGTCAACTGAAGAGGTACATATGGAGCGTAAATGTAACCTGTATCCAACAAGCTAGTTCCTTTGTGTCCAATCAACACTTGGTTAGCTGGGAAGTATGGGTCACGATACACTTGGTATCTTCCTGACAATGTACCAACTCTCTCGATACCCATGTTGTACTGGTCCTGTTCAGGAGCCGCGTTAGAAACGTGGAAGTACTCTAAGTCATCGAAGATAGCAGATACTTCTGAAGATACAACAATCCAGTTAGCACCACCTCTCAAAGTTGATTTATGGATTTGAGCTGACAATTGGTTGATTGCAGTAATCAAAGTTTGGTTCCAGTCCTTCTGAGTGTAAGGAGTTGTACCGCTAGAAGCTAATCTCTTCCAACCGTTGTAGTCCCAACGAAGGTCCCAAGCCGCACCTTTTCTCAAATCTCTTAAGATTTCACGGTCGATTTCAGCAGCCACTTGCTCAGACAATAAAGCTGTCAATTCAGCTTCAGCGTCGATGTTGTGGAATGCTGCAACGTCTTGTGCCAATTCAGGAGACCATTGTGCTCTAAGTTTTCTTTCTGTAACAGAAACAGTTACTGACTCAAGGTCGAAAGAAACTTCACCAATTTGGTCTTCGAATTCCAAGTTTTTGTATACTCTGTAAACAGCTTGGAACGCATTTGAGTCACCTGAAGTAGAAGCGAAAGTAGAACCTGTGTAACCGTCAGGTGTAGATTGACCACACTCAATACAAACAGGAACTTGTAAATCAACTTCCAAGTAGATGAATCCGTTAGCGTCACAAACGTTGTAGTACTGACCACCTGAACCATTTGGCCATGTAGTAGTTACATTTGAACCGTATTCAACGATACCCTTACCATATCTCTGAGTAACAACTCTGAACAAGTATGGGTTTCTAGTGTTAGCTGAAGTTGTAGCGTTACCTGAAACACCCAAAACCAACAATCCTGAAAGGAACTCTTCTGTATCCATAGTGTTACCATTAGGTCCAATCAATTGACCAGCACCAGCATTTTGGAAACCAGACATCTTGATGATAACCTTTCTGTAATCACCTGAAGTGTAACCAGAAGGAATCAAAATTCCATCTTCCCATGCCACTGTAACAGTAGGAGCAGTAACAGCTGACCACTTACCTTTTGAGTAATCAAACAATCCAGGAGGATTCAATGCAGCTTCGTTACCTTCGTAGAACAAGTCATACAAATCTTTGTTGTAAGCTGGGTTGTAAGTACCTGCGTCAACGTCAGTACCGTAACCTTTATTTGGGTCACCAGGATAGTTACCTGGAGAACCTACAGGAGCGTAGTGGTCACCACTTTGTCCTGTCTCACCATTCCAAGTACCACCAGAATAACCTTGGATTCTTGGAACGAAATAGAATAACTTACCGATAGGTAAGTTCATAGCTTGTACAGACACGATGTCGTTAGCTAATAATTTTGAGAAAACTCTTCTCACGATAGGGAAAACTACAGTCTCGAAAGAACCGCTGTCTGAAGTAGAAGAAGCTTCGTTGATTAAGTGTGAAGCTTGGTTTTCATACAACTGAGCAACGTTCTCTTTCAAGTGACCACTTAATCCCTCAAGGAATCCAAGTTTGTCCCATTTGTTGATTGTGTCTTCTTTGATAACTTTCAAATGCTTCAAGCCGATGTTACCAACAAGACCACTTTCTAATAATGCACCCATTTTAATATATTTTTTTAGGTTTTATTTATTTTTATTTTGCAATTTTTGCCATGATATCCTTCATTCTTAAGAACTGAGGATTCTCATAAGTCTTTGACTCAATCAAACTATGAGCTGAACCTGAAGCTGGTGATTTTTCAATCTTGCTTACTGATTCAGACACAACATCTGAAGTCAAATTGTTTAATTCGTTCTTGATAGAACTGTAGAGATTTTTAGATTCTTTCAAAGTTTCAACATTATCGAATCTTCTAAGAATATTGATTTTCTCTTGCTTAGTCGTTGTATGCTCTGTGAACAATCTTGTAGCGTAAGCCAAGTTTGAATTGAACACTGCAACTTCCTGAAGTTTTTCTCTGAACACGTTTAGAGCTTTTCTGTACTCTTCGTTTTTTTCTCTCAATCTTTGAACTTCTTGGTTTACAGACTCAACTTTAACACCATTATCACCATAAACATAATTACGGTTGTTTGTGATGCCCTTTCTCAAACCACGACCCTCTTTAGAACCCATTCCGTAAGTTCTTGCAGCTTCTTTAGCTTCAGACTTTTCGTAATCTTTCTTTCCAGGGTGAGTCTTAGACTTATCACCTTTATTACCTCCGAATTTTCCTTCGTAGTCTTTATAGTGACCGTCCTTACCTTCGCCAGCCTTTTTCTTAACACCGTCTACAGACTTACGCTTGTATTCGTGTTTGTTAGAACCCCAATCCTTACCTTCTTCCATTTCTTCTTCAGAAAATTCATACTTCTTAGGTTTTAAGTTCATACCAACACCTTTAGCGCTACCCTTAGGTTCAATTGCTGATTCTTTAGTTTCAGCCTTTGTTGTCAATTTAGCTTTCTTAAGGTGACCCATAACTGGTTTGATAGTCATTTTGTCTTCGTTGACCTCATCAGATTCTTCCATGTCATCCATGTCATCATCTTCTTCATCGATTTCGATTTCATAAACTACCTCATCTTCTTCTTCCATTTCTTCAGTGTGTTCAGCATCATCCTCCATATCCTTTTCTAAATCACGGATATGAGCCGCATCATCCTTTTCAGCACCTCTGTAATGGTCATAGTCTTCTCCTTCACCCATTTCAGTCTCACTGAAAATGTCTGCAATCATTGCATCCAATTCCTCGTCTGAAATTTCGTCGTCAACCATAACGTCTTCTTCCTCATCCCATTGCTCCATAACGTCTTCCTCTTCATCACCTTCCATTTGGATAATGTATTCAACGTCATCATCTTCGTCTTCGATGTGAACTTGGTCATCATCTTGAGTTACGATAATTCCGTCTTCATCACTCATCGCTTTGAAAACTTTTAAGATTTCTTCGTCCGAAGCACCTGTAAGGTCCATAGGTAATTCATCTTCTTCCTCAGAATCAATGTCGATTTCGATTTCATCCTCAGACTCTTCGTCATCAGATTCTTCTTCATCACCCATTTCATCTTCGTCAGATTCTTCAGAATCCATTTCAATTCCTAAGATGTCCTCAGTTTCCTGTTCTTCCATCTCAGTTGTCTCAACTTCATCCTCTTCAGCCTCCTTTAGAGACTCTTTTACTAGTTCAGAGATTTCTTCCTTCATTGTTGAAGCAAGTATTCCTTTTGCATTCTCGGCTACTACTTGTTCCAAATTTTTCATTTGAAGTAGTGCTTCTTCTACTAAAGACTTGTTGTCTGCCATATTATTTGTGTGAATATTTTACACTATAAATATAGCCAAATACAAAAAAATCCGTTATTTTATAATAACGGAATATAAAAAAATAAAAAACCCCACTTTCGTGGGGTCATTTTTTACTTTTCAATCACTTCATCAATTTTACTTTCAGAAACCGCGGTGATTCTCCAATCATGTTGGAAAGCCTCGTATTTCTTAGTAACCTTCGCTTCGACATCGGTAACAGAGAATCCTCTAACCAACTTTTCTTCACGAACTTTCTTAATTCTTCCAGTAGTTTCCTCAGGAAAATCGTAAGTAACTTTTGCTATAAAATATTTTTCTTCCATTTTTTCTATTTTTTTATCTATCCAAATAATGGTTCAATTTTTTCAATAAGTCAATAGAGCGACTCATTCCTTTTCCTGTTTCTCCTGTAGAAGATGATGATAATCTTGATATTTTTTCTTCTTCTAAGTTCTCTTCAAAACTTCCTCTCTCATCTAAATTACTAAATAAGTAAGCACCAGGTGTAGAAGGTGATGAAACCAAATCAAAACAAATCAACTCAAAATCATCTTGTACCTCATTCTGCTCCCCCATCTTTTTCAGAGAACCAACACCTCTTGAAGATATACCCAAAGTAACCCCCTGTCTAAGAAGGTTAGCTGCTTGGTCTCCTTTTGTTGATACGATTCCTCTTTCGTGGAAACCTGGTGATGTGAGCAATTTTAATTTACCCATAAGGATATGTCCATCCCACCAAATATCGTCAATAACGTGAGACACACGGTCCAAATCAATAAGTGATGATTCAGGGTGATTGAGTTCAGAAAGAGCAATACCTTTATCAATCATTTTTTTATAATTTTCAGCTTCTCTCTTTAGAATCTTCTCAGGGTATACACGACCATTTCTATTTGGTGTATTATACTTCTGTAGTACGGCATAAAATTCAAAAGGTTTAGAATAATCTAACTGAGTTTTTGCTTCATGAATTTGTTTTTTATTGAACTCGTCGTTTGGGGATATGAATCCTGCATCCATTTCAATAAGAATACCTTTACCGAGTTCATTAGGACCTAAAATTTTCATATGTGTCTTTTAGATATAAATATACCTCTACATCTCTTTTACTTTTTTTGATACCGCAAAATCAAAATACTCGTTTTTCATAAAATTTTCCACATAGATATTTCTTGATATCTTTTTCAATGAGTCTTTAATTTGGGGGTCTTTGAAATCTAATTCTTTTTCTAAGAACAATGTGACTTCTAAGTTCATAAAACTTTTTTTACCATAGACAATACCACTTGTTCTGAGGTCCAAATCAACAATATATTTGGGTTTATAAATTTGGGTGTCTATAACTTCAAAGACTGAATTTTTAATTGATTTACTAAGATTAGAAACGATTCTTTCCCAATTCTCAAATTCATCGATGGGGGTTACCCAAGATTGGAGGTTTAGATAAAGAGATTTAAGGTTTTTTGAATCTACTGTTCCGTAGGTAATTTTAGCTGAGGGGAATCCAATTATTTTGGATGTTTTGCCCTTTTTCATAGATATACATGTAAATGACTGTTTATTTTATGTAAGAAATATAGTCATTTATCAACATCCGTCAAATTTTTTCAACAAATAAGATTATTTAACTAATATGTTGATAGTAAAAGTCGAAAAAAATAACATCGAAAAAGCCCTAAAAGTTTTGAAGGGTAAAGTGATTAAAACCAAGCAAAATGACCTTTTGCGTGCAAGACAAGCCTTTGTAAAAAAATCTGTATTAAGACGTACTGAAATTGCAAATGCAAAATATTCAGAAACAAAGAAAAATATTGAAGATTAAATCAGGTTATTGTAAAGATTGAAAAGTCTTACGTAATTGATTTTTGAATATTCATCAGTTTTGATTTGTTGAATTGTTTCATCCAACTTATTTTTTGTATCCTCATCATTTTCATTCAATGAGGAAAGAGTATCAATTGTCTTTGATTTCAAATCTTCATATTCTTTTGATAATTCAACATCTTCAGTCATAAGGATTCTAGCCAAATCAGATTTTGATTTTTCATCCATTTCGTTGATGAATCTTTCAACCTGTCTGTTGGCGATACCGTAAATTGTTTCTAAAGGTAGCTTTACTGACTCTGTAACGGTTTTCTTAGATGTAATGGTATCCAACACTTGTTTTCTACCTTCGACACTTTCTAAGATGGTATTAGCACCGACATAAACCATTTTGTCAATGTTTTGATATTGGTTTTCACAAACCACTCCTGATACCCATTCAGAAACTTTTTTTGTTTCCAAAGTAGGAATAATCTTTTCGATTTGTCTCAAACTTTCTTTGATGAATAACTCACCAGTTTCTTTATCGATACCTTGTTTAGAAGATAATTGATTGTATATACTATACATTGAACTCAATCCTTTATTATTGAGTACTAAACTTTTGAAGTTTTTTAAATCATCTTTTATTGATTCATTTACATATGAATCAACCAATTTTTTTTCAATTCTACTCAATAATTCTCCGAATCTCATAACTAATGTTTTATTATAAATATATTAGTCAATCAATTTGCCCAACTGATTCTCAATTTCACCTAAAGACCTGTTTCCTTTGTTCAAATCAATTTCTTCGATATTCCCGAAATTTTCTCTTTCCAAAATCACACTCATTTTCTTATTGAGTGATTCTGGTGTTATACCAGCTTCAGCCGGTGCTTCAATTCCTGCCTCAGGGGCTGCGGGTTCTGTAGGTATTTCACCAAAACCACCTGTGGCTTCAGTTTCAGTGGCACCTGTTGTTGGACTACCTCCGTTACCATATAATTTATCAATATTGTCAAATAAACCAGTCTTAGTGATAACGTTAGGTGTGTTTTGAATTTCTGTAGAAATTGCCTTTTCAACTCGTTGTTGTTGTAGGTCAAGTTTAATTTCTTCATCAGAGAATCCAAGAATGTGTTTCTTTGCCCATGATTGTGATACTGGGGCAATACCTTCGATTGGCATAACAGCATCTTTGTACAATAACATTTTTTCTTTCCAAACATCAATTGTAAGTAAGTCTGCTTGTTTAGATGGGTTTGTCAAACTAAGTTGGAATGAACCCAATTCATCTTCAAATCCCAATAAGAACAAGTGAATAATAGCAATTTTATTCAATTCAGCAATCATTGATTTTTGAATTCTGTTGATGGTACGAGCAAATCTAATATCTTGAAGAGATAAGTTTCTACCATCTCCAACAACTTCTTCAAATCCCAAAAACGCTTTAGGAATCCTAAGAGCTGTCAATAACTTTTTCTGAATGTATTCAATATCGGCAATTTCAGACAAGTTGGTAGCACCAGGTAATGTTTCAATTGGGTTTGGAGCACTTGGGTCACGAACAGGGATAAAGAAATCTTGGTCAACAGCCATTTGGTTGAATCTCATATCCACATTACCTGTAGAGGGGTCAGTAATTTGGTCTTTCTTGAATTGAGTTGCAAATCTCTGTACATATGGCTGGATATCTTGGTCGTCCATATTACCAACGTACACTTTGAATACTCTTCTTTCAGGAGCTCTCGAAGTTCTATAAACCAACATAGCATCTTCAGCAAGAACCAACTGTTTCCAAATTCTTCTCGCTTTTTCTAACATAGAAGTTCCATAAGGAAGTCTTCTATCATCACCCAATAATCTGAAGTGAGCAATTTCCCAAGAATTAAATTCCAACTGTTTGTTTTTCCAATTGAATGTCAAACTCTTAGTATCACTAGGATTTGAGGAGGATGCTAATCCTGAAGTAGCACGACCTCTCATACCTACTTCCACACGTTCAATTTCAATATTTGGTAATTGAAGACACCCTACAACACCTTTTTCAGGGTCTAATTTTAAGAATACAAAATTATCACCGTACTTAGAGGTATTCCTTGTCCACATTGGAAGATTGGTATTGATGTCCAAAGCATTGTTGAACAAATCACCCAACACAGATTTAATTCTTGTTGAATCCGAATAAATCTGCAACATATACCCATCTTCATTTACAGTTGTAGATTCTTCTGCGTAAGTATCCAAGGCAGATGCAATCTCTGGAGTATATTCCATAGATTCATAATCGTAATATGATGCCAATCTTGTTGGTTCATAATAAACGGCTTGTGAATATAAATTATTCTCAATTTTTACCCATTGTTGGGTTAGGTATGAGGTCTGACGAGCTTGTAATTTTTCTTTCTCAAACTCAGCTTTGTCAGTGGTACGTAATAATTCTTTTTTATCAAATTTATAAGTAGGCAAATCCTGACCCAATAAAGAATTGGGTCCAAAGGTTTGGGATAACCTCTGCCATATAGTTAAGTCTTTTTCATTTTCTGCCATCTTACAAAAATTACATCAAATATTTTTTTTATCAACGTTTCATTCCTCCGAATAACCATAAATACTTTTCATAATCACTTTTATTTGGTTGATTACGATAAACCTGGTTATTTGAATTTAGATTTTGGGGTAGGGCGGGATTGAAATATTGCTCAGCCTTAGTTTCATATGTATTCATTTGCCATGAATCCAACATGACTTTCGCCTGCTCTGTTACTTTAGTGAGTTGTGAAAAAGATGATTCCGCAATATAAACCGCCATGGCTAATGACATAATTAAATCATCATGCTGACCCTTCATGTGGTCAGGTCTTCCATTTACATAGACAAACGTATTCATTTCATTCAACAATCGTGATGAACGTATTAGTAATCCATGACGAAGAGATTCTTCCAAAGCAGCAACAATTTGAACTCGTTTCGCATTGAAATTAAGTCCTGGTATTTTCTCCAAAGCTTTTGGGTCATATTTCCATTTATTACCAAAATCTACTCCATCAACATATAAATCTTTATAACCCAATTCTTGAAGTTTTCTTGATGTGGCAACACCCATACCACCAGTAATATCCACCACAATAAACGCTTTATACATAGTTCCCCATTTATAAGCAATTTCTGCTAAAACATCTGGTGGTACCTTTCCAAGGTATTCTGCAACTTGTTCCTTATCTTCAAAATCATAGATTTGAATAGTAGAGAAGTCTTCTGAATCACCACGGGAAACGTCAACTCCCATAATATAACGGTGATTTAGTTCAGGTTCTTTCCATATCCAAAAACCACCACTTACCATCTTACTAATTGGTTCTTTTATCATTTTTTCTGAGATACTTTGTAGTAAAGCGGCCTCGAATACGTTGTCACCTGAACCTAAGAAGTTACATTCTAATTCTTGCGATACTTTTCGTTTATCATACTTTAATTTTTTTACCATAGATTCAAACCATGATGATGATGGTTTGTAACCTTGAGCTATGTAACTAAATAATTCCGTATAATCTCTATCGAAAGGGTCTTTGTGAGAATAATCAATTTTTATCTCATCATCATTGTATTCGTCACGATTCAAAAAGTAGTGTATGATATCATCACATTTCACCAAATATAAATCTTTTGTATATCTTGGGTCTCGATACCAAAACATTTCGGTGACTTTGAAGTCATTCATTCCACGATTGGCTTGTTCATAGATTTCGTAGTAAATGGGGTCATATCCATTAGGCGTAGATATTACCACAACTTTACCACCTGTAGACAAAGACGCCATACAGGCAGCCCAGAAGTCACCATCAGCTTCGATGTAAGCAGCTTCGTCAAATATCAACATAGTTGGGGTGTAACCACGAAGTGCGTCCTTTGAGGTTGCAACTGCCTTTACCTCACAACCATTTGATAATTTGAAGTGTCTTGCAGCGTTTTTTTCAGGTGAAAAAGAAACACCAATCCAAGAAGGCCATTGTTCAATGAAACCCCTAATCTTATTGGCCATTTCTACCGCAGTATCTAATTTATTGGCAATAATTAGAATTTTTTCTGGCTTGTTTTTTAGTGCAAAAACCAATCTTTTACTCGCCCAAGCCGCAGTAACTGTAGATACACCCGCCTGTCTATATTTTAGGGCAATATTTTCATTATATTTTTCATAATCCTCCACAAGATTGACTTGGTCGGGAAATAATTCCAAGGGAACATATTTTGATTGTGTATTATCGTAAGTACTTAAATAAGTTCTTAGTGCGTAAGGAGTATTATTTACACACTTAGAATATTCTAAAAGTAATTGTTCTCTTGATAATCCCATTTCAAGTAGTGTTAGGACATACTAATTCCTAAACTACCTAAGAAGTCATCCAAATCGTCCAAGTTATCATCATCAGGACCTTCTGGTGAAGTTGTATCTTCATCACTATAATCCTCTTCATCACCGTGAACTTCGTTGAGGTGGGCAACAATTTCTGAAACCATCCTATCTAAAACTTGTGTCGCTTTAGCATCACCACGAAGGATACTCTTAGCTAATTTGAAAAATTCATCAGCAGAAAGTGCTGAAAATCTGGCAAATAGGTAGTTCTGTATGTATTTTTTATCTTCATCAAATAATTGTGAAGGGTAAGCATTGATAAACTTTTCCCAAATTACTGGTCCTAATCTCAAATCCCAAATCTCACTTGCCAAAGTATCTGTAGATGCCATTACCATCTCAGCTTGTTTAGGGTCGTCAGGTAATCCTTGTGTTCCCAAAACTTCCATAGTTCCTTTGATTAATTCATGAACCAAAATTGGGAAGAACAAACCACGGGCTTTTACTGTAGGAGGGTCTGTTTCAATATCAACTTCTTCTTTACCACCAACTCCTTGTTGACTCATCATCATGTCCATGGCTTCATCAGGTAATACCCAATACATTAGGTCATTCACAGACATTACGACACCGTATAAATTTAAAAGTCTTGGGTCTAATCTATCAAGTTCGTCTCTAACCAATTCGAACATATAATGTCCTTTCTTTGATGAACCCTGAATCAAAGCATTGATAAATCTTCTTTTAGCCTTTTCCAAATCAAATCTTTCGAATGCTGAAATAAAATCCTCGAGGTCCTCTTCTTGTTGTTGGAAATTTTGTTCAATTTCTTCTTCGCTTGGTTCCTCACCCTCTTTTGAAAAACCTTCCATATCAATTTGACCGGGCATCACCAATTCGGCAACATACTGAAGTTGGTCAGGTCTAACACCCATTTCTTTTCTTACTAAGTCAATTGCCAAGTTTTCCAAATATTCTTTGTTACTAGCTTGGATACTAAACAATTCTCTCACACCACTCATCATGGCCATTTGAAGTTGCATAAGAGCGTTTTGACCTGAGATATTTTGTTGACCTGTATATCTTTTTACTTTATCAACTACATCACCAAATCGTTTTGATGCAACCAATTGTTCGAATGTCTGAGGAACATCACCCGATTTTAGGTCAGGAAATGCTGGGTTTTTTGAAAGAGGAGTTTCTTGTTTTTCTAACTTTCTTTCAATGTCGGGCGACATTCTTTCTGGTCTATCACCATAGTTGATTGGTGCTTCTGAAATATTATTTTTCATCGAATTTGAATTTCAATTGGTCAAAAGTAATATAATCAGGAATCTTTACAACCTCATCACTTTTTTTCGCCTTAGGTTTTGGTTGATGTTTTGGATTCTTGAAGGGGTCACTAGTACCTGGTTTTTCTTTTGTTCCTGGTTTTACTCTCGTTGGTGCAGTTGTCGTACCTTGTTCCATAGCTTCCTTTTTTGTCAAAGTATACAACTTTCCGATGGGTTTGTCCATAGGGGTAGTACCGACTAAAGATGTAACAGGTGATTTTGCTAAAGGTTTACGGATAACACCTTGTTCTGATAAAGTTTCCATAAAGTCTCCTTTTGTAATTCTTGAAGGTAGGTGTTTCTTAATCAAACTTTCTAACTGCATTTCTAAAATAGGTTGGTATGGACTTTTACCTTCTTTGACAGATTTTTTCACATCCAAAACACATCTTTCAAATTTTTTCTTTTCAGAATCAGAATATGAATCTTTATCTCTTCCTTCTAATCCCAAAGATGATGTGCAGATAGCCCATGGGTTTTTCTTACCATATTTGTCAGCCTCTCCCATTTCACCTTCATCCATACCATCCTGATACATACCAGGAGTTTTGTCAGGCTCAGCACCAAATCCATCATTAGTAGATGGACCAACTTGATGTGGTTGTTGTGTTGTTTCCCCACTTCCGTAAGGATTAAGAGGGTCCTCATCTTGAGTTTCTTTTACCTCTTTTTCATAAACTTGATATGTCGCACCCTTTTGTTGTAACTTAACTTCATCAGGTGAACCTTTTTTTACTTTGATAGTAATTTCCTCTTGTTCTTTGGTTTCTTTTTTACTTTTCATAGACAACATCTTTTTCGAATTCAAGAATCAAATCTCTCTCGTAAAGTTTATTTTTTACTTTATCTTCTTTATCTCCGAAACGAAAAACTAATCGTGTTTCCTTTT